GTGAAAGTCAAGCCGCATCATCATCGCCAAACCATCACAACACTCTCGTTGGGTACTGAAGAAAAAAGAGACAGCGGTGAGGCACCAAAGCCTCAAGAGGATAATTTTGCCCCTGCGCGAGACGCGCTGTCTAACTTAGATTGTGATCTGATCATCCATGCTGGCGGTATCAGTTTTGGCCAAGAAGCTCACTACATGAGTATTTTTGAATCACAAGAACAACGTGCAGATCACGTGATCCTATGGTTGACATCGCCAGGCGGTGATCCAGATACAGCCTATCAAATTTCACGACTGCTTCAAAAACGCTATAGAAAAGTGTCTGTATTCATAAATGGATGGTGCAAAAGCTCGGGCACCCTCATCTGCTTGGGAGCAAACGAGCTTCTCATGGACGACCTTGGACAATTAGGGCCGTTGGACATTCAAATTTTGAATCGTGAAGAATTTGGTGAAAGACTTTCGGGCTTAAATCCTATCGAAGCTTTGAAGTCAATCAGTTCGCAGTCTTTGGAGCTGCTCAAGCAACAGTTTTTGAACGTTCGATTCGGAGGCGGTTTGAGCACCAAGCAGGCCTTGGAGGTTGCAACAAATTTGACGGGGCAGCTGATGAGCCCCATTACAGCTCAGCTCGACATCATGAAATATGGAGAGTTCACTCGATCTATGCGCATTGCCGTAGAATACGGGCAACGGCTGGCTAAAAGCTGCCGAGGTAATAACCTCAAACCAGATGCAATCAATCTCTTGACGACCGGCTATCCGTCTCATGGATTCGTAATCGACTTTGAAGAGGCACGGGAAAGTCTGTTTAACGAGGTGAACGAACCCTCTGCGAATTTGAAAATGGTTGCAAAGACTCTTCAGCCTTTTGTTGACACTTGGGCAGGCGGAGCTAACAATTCGGCTATGATCATTGATGTCAGGCACGCTTTAGGTGTGCCTTTTTCCCCCGATAGTAAGTCAGATATCGAAGTCCAGGAAGATGCTCCGATTGCTGTGAATACTCCAGCATCCGCTAGGAAAGGCAAAGCGACCAAGGAAAGAGCTAAAAGACCAGCTCAACAGGAGACTGCTAATGACCCAGCCCAGAATGACGATGAACCCACCAAATAAGAGACTCACCACGGAGTACAGAAGCAAGGTGATCAGAGACCTCGTCAAAAACACCTTCGATGCGGTAAAACTGCCTTCACCCGTCAAAAACACTTCAAGAAGCTCCATAATCGTCGGAGAAGAAGGACTTTTCCATTCAAATTGAACCTTGAAGACTAAAAACCGGCCTATGCCGGTTTTTTGTCCTTCTATATGTGGCATACCCTCTATTGCTGCCAGTCCTTTTTACTGTGAGCTTGAGACTTCTTTGGCGTAGGCCTGACAGGCCTGGAGCGCGATCAATCCTTGGTCGCCGTCGCCTGTGATGGCGATAATTCGTTGAGCATGCGCTGGGTCAAGTTGGGCTCGACGGGCTGCATGAACCACGCCGACGGCGCTGGTGGTGGAAGGCACGTTGCAGCCACTGGCTGAATCCGTGGCGTCGATAAGGACTGACAGCCGCACATCAGCAGTGGCAAGGCGATCACGCAGCCTTGAAATATTTTTCTGTGCATCACTAAATTCCTTGAAATGCGCTTCGTCTATAGATTGAAGACGGCCTTCTAGGCCCAGGCGCTTGTCCTGCTCGATACGGGCCTGGGCGGCGGCGGCATTGGTGATCGCCGCCAGGTCATCCTTGTGCAGGCCGGCCTGCTCGGAGAGCTTCTTGCCCATCCGCCAGTCCTGCACCTGCCAGGCACCGCCAAATCCGATGGCGAGCGCCAGCAGGATAGCGGCCAGGACTTGACCGGGCGTCATGCCAGCACCTTCAGCGCCTTGTCGTACAGCCCCTGGCGGTCGGCCTGGCCGTTGAGCCCACCGTTGATGCGCCGAGTGATCTTCACGAAATCTCCCTTGTCCGCCAGCGTGTTCAGGCCTTTCGTAGACCAGAACCAAGCCGCCGACATCGCGGCGTACTGCGGCAGCTCGAGCAGTTCTGGCTTGCTGAGCAGGTCCAGGCCCAGGGCTTCCCCGCACGCGGCGTAGTTATCCCGGCCGGTGATCTGGATCAATCCCCGGCCACGGTACTTGGAGCCGTCGCCCTTCACCGTGTTGCCAAGATCGGCGCGCCCTTCATAGCCGGCCTGCTGTGCCGTCGGGCCCCAGATCTCGCGCACCCACCGCAACTGGCCGGACTCGTGGCCTACCTGGGCGATGAAGGCGGCCACACGCTTGGCGCCGACGATCTGGAATCGGACCATGGCCGTATTCAGGACAGGAACAAAAACGCCGGCTTGGCGGCCGGCGTTCGGAAGGATTTGCAGCAACTGCTGCTCGGTAATGGGCATGACTTTCTCCAAGCGACAAAAATACCCGCACTTGGCGGGCTGGATAGCTGAAACTTGTGGTCGATGGGTTGGGTGCTTCACAGCGCCGGCACTGTTATGATCCCGGCACGCCCTCCTTGCCCACACTTCCATAGGAGGGAATAGAAACCCCGAAGCCCGCGAATCTTCGGGGTTTTGCTTTTCTATTCCCGCTGCTAGCATTGCGGAACGTTCTCGATATGTCCCGATCAGAGAAAATAGAAGCCCTGGTGATTACAGCTCACCGGGGCTTCGTCTTTTCAATCTCCAGGCGAAGAAAACCCCGAACTTGTCGGGGTTGAGTTGTACTGCTTGGCGCCGCCTATCCTGACACCGGCCCACATCAGCCATGCCCTCCAGCGCGCCACGCCCTCGGCACGCAATGCCCGATACAACACGGCATCCGCCTCGTTGCGCGTCAGCGATCCATGCTCGTAAAGCCAGTCATGCACGGTCGCCGCGTAGTTGCCGTAACCGGATACCAGCGCGAACAGCACGAAAAGGAACGCGTTGTGCAGCACCTTGATGCTCGCGAAGTCCGTGGTGAAGCCGGCGGGCACGGTGATGACCCGCTCATCGTCGTCGGCCAGCACCAGGTCATCGAGCAGCGTGTACGTGCGCCTGTCGATCTGGTCCGTTTTCAGGGTGGTGACGAAGCGGCTCATTCCGGCCACCCCTCTTCCAGCATCTCGGCGGTGATCGAGCCGTCAGCTACCGCGCCCAGCAGCTCGGCCTCGCGATTGAAGCAGGCCTGCACAAAAGCCCGCACCTGTGCGGCAATGCCCAGTATCTGCTCACCCGTCAGATCGACAAAGCCCGTCTCCGCCTTCCATTTGATCCGGTAGTCAGGATCGATGGAGGCGGCAAAGGCCGCGCCCGTCAGCAGTGACTGGCTGTCGCGCTCGGTGTTGATTTGCACGCCCGCCATGGTGACGCCTCCGGTTTCTACCTGGAAACGGCGCGCGGCAATTTGGTCCGCCCACTGCGCGGCGATCAACGCATCCCGCGCCGCCTTCTCTGCCGCAGTCATCGCTACCTGCTTGCGCGAGACCTTCACGACCTTGCGCTCAACATCCAGCGTCAGCACCTCGGCGCCCCACTTCTTGTTGGTGCCCAGTTCGCCGGATACATCATCTTCGGGCCACCATGCAGCGTTCTGGACGCCAAGCTGCGGATCAGTCCATGAGAGGTCGACAAGGGACTCAGGCAGCAGGCCGTGCAGGAATACAGGCAGAGGCTCGCGAGTTGCGATGTTGTTCTGTACCTTTACCATATTTATTACTCTAGTTAAGCCACAGTTCCAAACGGAGCATGCCAACGCCCCCTTTTCCAAAATTTCCAGAGGTTGAGCCGCCTCCGCCTCCGCCTCCGCCAACGCCTCCATCAGTAGAAAGAGCACTGGTATTCGTGAGTACCAAGGAAGGAAGTTCGATTGGTAAGGCCAGGTAGGGTGCGCCCAGGCCGCCCAGGCGGCCTTTACCGCCTAGTCCGCCACCTCCATACCCCGGCGCGGGATTCGGATTGGCCGCCCCTCCTCGCCCTCCCCCTCCGCTACCCCCCACACCATCTTCCGCACCGGATCCCGAGCCTGAACCGCCCCCCGCCCCGCCCTTACCCTCTGGCCCTGCCGCCCCACCGCCGCCCCGCCCTGACGAGTCGCTACTGCCGGTGTTCCCCCCTAGGCCGCCAGCAAATCCCCGGGAAAAGAAGCCTGGTGTTCCACTACCCGGGATACTCGCCGTGCCTCCCCCACTGCCCCCCCGGGCGCTGTTAAAGTTCCGAATACCGCGCCTGTAACGTCACGCAAGGTCAGGGAGGATGCGGCACTGCCAGTTGCGCCCCCTACAAATGTAAAATCCAAAATCCCCTTTATGGGGATTTTCTCACTAACTGCGCTGCTGCCGCCTTGACCGCCGCGGCCATCGACCGCCCCTTGCCCATCCCCCCCACTACCGATGATTGTAAACCTGGCTTTTTTATATGCAGTCGGAACGTTAACTACTGCGCTTGAGGTGAAGTCAATCACTAGGTAGGGTGCAGCGTTAAGCAAGGGCAAATTTTGGCGCGCCACCCCCAACGGATTACCGAGCGGATTCCCTAAAGGATTACCAAGGCTCATAGGTCGGCCTGCTCTGCGTAGAAGACGATCCCGGCAGCGAGTGCGACTTGGGAGCCGACGTAGAGCATGTCGCCAGCGCCCAGCACAAGTGGCGTAGCCCATGTGACATTGGCGAATACCGTCTCAGGAACGGCGGTGGTGGCGGCAAGCGTGTAGCCCGCCATCAGTTCGGAGTCGATCAGCTGGTAGACCGTGGGTGCGCCAGCTTTGACGAGGAACAGGACCAGCGATGCCGCCGTAATGGTTGCTCGCGGAATTGCGGTCAGCTTGACCAGCAGCGACCCGTTATCACCGCCAGTTGCCAGCAGTTGAGCCCCCACTACAGTGGAAGTGCCGATCCCGGTAAGTGCTGCGGTAACAACTGCGGTGTTGCTCTTGAACTTCTGTGCGAACGGCGCGTTGAATGTGTTCATTAGAATCTCCGCATCATGCCGATGGTGAGTGAGTGGATTAATGCGAGATTGCCGATAGAGCCTTGTGCTGATTCGGCGGCGGTAGCTGAGGCGGCTGCGTTGTTGGCTGCGGCAGTAGCGGCTGCGACCTGCTCACTTACGTTGGTGTCGACGGCCTCGGCGCGGTCGGCGGCTTGACCCGCGAACAACGCATCAGCCGCGACTTGCGATGCAGTGGAATTCATCCAGGCGCCCAAGGCGTTTTCCGCAGTCACCATCGGCTGGAGCGCACCCATCATGGCGTCAGCTTTCGGGGTGAAGTCTTCCGGGCCATCGCTTCGCGTTGGAGCAGGCGGCAGGTTGGGAATGACAGGTGGATTGGCCATTAGATAACCCCTTCAACAGTAATTGAACAATCGGAAACAGTCGGGCCCGAGAACACGATCTGAAAATCTTTGTAGAAGCCAAACAGAATGGTGGCCTCATAGGATTCTTCGCCGATCCACACCACCGGAGTGGCACGCAGATCAGCAAGAAGGCGGCGCACCCTGGTCACCTCTGAAGTGTCGAGAGCAATATCGAAATCAGCCCGATTGGAGAAAGAGCGCCGGATCACCACCGTATTGCCAAAGTCATCGGTGGTTTTGCGGCTGTAGTCGTTGATGCCGACAGAGGTGCCATACAGAGCGGTGCCGATCTGCTTTACAGCGCCGATAACCAAGTGCCCGACAGCGGCCAACTCTGGGCCAGCATCAATCGTGATCACGATGTCTGCTGAACCGTAAGCCGGCATGTCCAACACCACAGCATCGGTGCGGATACCGATCGACTCAAAAAACCAGTCGTACCAGTTCGTCACTCCGGCATCGACAAGACTGATCTCGTTGCGGTACACCTCCCCTTCCAGCGCATCGACCATCGTGACGGTGACCGACCGGCCTTTTAGGTTGAACAAGGCCAGCGAGTTGACCACCGCCCCCGGCTTGATCGTGACTTCAATCGTGCCGGGGTTGGTAGTCAGCGATTCAACCTTGTTGTCGAACATTCGCCAGCGGTTGGTTGAGCCGAGATCCAGCCACTTTGCCGGACTCTCACTTGTAACAACCTCACTGCCAGGCGTGACCCCTGCTGGGACAGCGGCCAGCGCCTGATAAATGTGGTGGTTCCAAATCACCTTGATATCGATGGCATAGGCGGTAGTCGAAACCCATGTAGGGAAGTCCGTTTCCGGCACATTGCTGCTGATCAGCTTGGCCGGTGTTATTTCAACCGGCTTGATGAGTCTCATAAGGCGTATTCCCTTTCCTGAGGCATGCCTTCACCGTTCCACTGACTCATGGTTTGCTCGATCTTCTGGGTCAATTTCACGATCTGGAACTGGGCTTGACGATTCTCGGTGCGGAGCTGCCTGACCTCGGCGATCAGCTCGCCGTTGCCGCCACCCCCGTTGAGCATCGACGCCGTCTGGTTCGCGTTGAATATCCGGCTCGGGCCTGTTACTTCCAGTTGCGGGCCTGCCTCGCCGATACCGCCGCCTGTTGCGAAGGCAGGAATTACCCCGGCGTTCATCTGATCCAGCATGCCGGTGCCGAACATCCGCACCGCTTCAGCCGTCATGACGTACTCACCGTTGGAGAGTCGAGCCAGGATGCTGTCACTTGTTCCGGTGCCAGGCCCTGTAATCAGTCCACCCGTGGCGTGTCCTTTCGCCGCCATTGCCGCCTTATCAGCAGCACTCGCGTACTGCGTCATGTTGGCCACGATCTCGGCGTAGGGAAGGTTTCCGGAGCTGAGACGATCAGCCCAATACTTGTTCTCTCCAGCGTCAGCGGTGCGCCCGAAGAGTTGCTGATAGAGCGTGTCGACCACCGTGGCGTTGTTCGCCGCAGTGTTCGCTACCGCGCTACCCGCACCGGTCGCAGGCTTGGCAGCCAGAGAGGCGATCAGCGATCCGTTCAGCGCCTTGATGGCCGCCTCTACGCTCTTCACCGAGGTGTCGATACCGTTGAAAGCGTCCATCTGGGCTTGAGCGATCTCAAGCTGCTGGTCGTACTGAGCCATCTGCGCGTCGTAGGCCTTCTTGGCCACGCCAATCTGATCTTCCAGGCTTTTCTGGAGCTTCTCGGCGGCAGTGAGCTGTTTGCCGTTGATTGCATTCAGCTCAGCCACAACGTTGGCGGTGCGACCCTGATCGCGCGCGAAGTCCTCCATGGACGAATACAGGTCAGTGTTGTTGCTGCTGACCGTATCGAGTGCATCTTCAAGGCCGCTGAACCCCGACAGCGAACCGCCGGCGCGCGCCGCTGCCAGTGCCGACTGCAACGTTGTCTGAGCCTGTGCACGCAAAGTCTTCACGGCATCGTCAGACGTGCCGCGCAAGGATTTGAGCGCAGACTCAAGCGAGTTACTGACCGAGGACAGGTCGGTAACGCTCTTCACCGCCGTTGCGGACATGTCGCTGAGCGAGGTGTTGGTCGCGTTATAGGCGGCCGTTGCGGCCTTTTGCTGGGCGGAGATGGAGCGTTGTACGCCTGAGAAGCTGTCTGTGACGCCTTGGTTCAGGCGCCGCTCCAGCTCGTCGAACACCGTGCTTGCAGCTGCAGCGGCGTTCATCAGCGTGTCGTACATCGCTTTGCCGGTGTCGGTCGTCGACTTGGCGGCCTCTTCGACCATCTTCCGGTACTCGGATCGACTGGCCGGAAGGGTGACACCCAGCGCTTTCAACTCGGCAGTAGTGCCCTTGATAGCCAGGGCAGTGTTTTCCGCCTCGCTGAAGAAAGCCTTCCGGTAAGCGGATTCGCGCTGCTCCAGGATCGTGTAGGCGTCAGCCGCAGCCTTAGCGTTCCTGACAATCGCCGAGAACATGTTCTGGCCGATCTCGGTGGTCAGGTCCAAGCCTTTGACCACGTCCTTCAGCCCATCACTAGTACCCGGCAGAGTGAACCCGAACTTGGTGAACTCGGCGCGCGCGGCAGCCAGGCTGTCGGCGCTCCGGTCCATTTCGGTGGTGAACGCCGCGTAATAGTCGTTCATGCCGGTGGTCAGCGCTTCTATGCCGCCCGACACGGCAATCATGGTCTCTACCGCTTTGCCGCCGGCGACGTTGAAGCCAACAGCCTTCACGCCCAAGCTCTCCACCGCCGCGTTCACGGAGTAGAGGTTGTTGACGAAGGTGGTCAGCGCTTCGAAGTTGTAGTCCTGCAACCCCGAATTGGTCGCCGCGTTGATCGCAGCCACAGCCGAATCACCCAGCTTGCCAAACCACGCGTCCAGTTGCTCCTGAATCGCTTCAGGGGTCTTGCCCTGGGTGCTGATGCGGGTAGTGGCCATGTTCAGGCCGTCCAGCACGGACTCGCTCAGCTCAACCCCAAGGGCCGAGAACAGGCCCATGGAATTGAGGATCTTCTCGTTGTAGGCCGAGCCGAGCGCGTCCTGTGTTTCCGCGTCCAGCGCGCTGTGCAGATAACGAGTCTTGCTCGATCCAGACAGCAAGCCACCTTTCTTCTTCTGCTTGGTGTACTGCTGGGCATCGAACAAACCGCCGTCAACGCCAAGCTCAATACCTGTGTCCTTGGTCTTGTAGCCACTCCCGAACAACTTGCTGCCAACCTTGCTCCATACAGCCTGGAACAGTGTCGATCCGCTGAGGATGGCCGCCATCTTGCCGCCGACTACCTTCCCTAGAATGTTGTCAGTGACCTCGAAGTACTTAGCGCCCACGGTCTGCGGCAGCATTGCAGCCTTGCCCAGCGCTGTGCTGCCGGCACTGTCCCACATCTCGCTTGCATCAGGACGCACACCGGCGCTGTAGAGCTTGCCGGACTGGTATATGCCCATGACGATTGCCAGTGGCCACATAGCGGCCGCGCTCGACATGGCCGAGGAGATCGCCGCACCGATGCCGTTGGATGCCGCCGCGGTCGTAGCGCCTGCGATACCGATGTTAGTACCAATTGATGCTGCGCCCTCTGCCACCGCTCCGCTGAGCATGGCTGCGGTGACACCTTCAGCGCCTACGGTTGCAGCTGCCGCCGCTGCCTGTGCCGCTGTCACCCCAGTAAGGGCTGCGGTGGTGGCTGCGGTACCCGCTGCGGTCGCACCGGTGATAGCGATGTTGCCGCCTATCAAGGTGGTGAAGCCACTGCTTAGGGTGCTGGCGATATTGGACAGCATGTTGCCGTAGTAGCCGGCGCCGCCGGAGATCGCCCCGCTGATGCCGCCGGACGCGTAGCCAGACGCTACGGACGAACCGACGCCGGTGATGGTGTTCCAGGCCGACATGAGGTTCTTGCCGATGCCCAGCATGCCGCTGAACATCCCGCCACCACTGCTCCCGCCCGAATTGCTCGCGCTCCCCAGCAACTTACTCCAGACCGAGCCCAGACCCTGGCCATTGTCGGTACCAGTCAGCCAGTTACTGATCGAGGCCAGCAGCGGTTTGGTGGTGAGCATGTGAGCAATCTCGCCCAAGGTCTGCTTGAAACCCTTCTTCAAGTTATCCCACAGGCTTTCCGCACCGCTGCCGATGTTGCCCCAAGCACTGGCAAAGGCCTCGTCGATACGATCGATTGCGCCCTCGGTCATCTGCCCCCAGATCGTGGCCTTGCTGCGGTTGACCTCGTACTCGTTGCCGAGCTTGACCAGGGCGTCTTGGTAGAGCGCGGTTTTGCCAGGCGCCAACTCCATCGCCGCATAAATGTCTTGCTGCGCCTGCTCATAATCCTTGAGCAGTTTGATCTCCGGGTTGAGACGATCAATGATGCCTTCGATGCGGCCCGCGCTTTCCAGTGCCTTGTTCGCATCCAATTGAGCCTTGGTGGTGGCCAGCAGCTGCTTGTATTCCTCGCTACCGATGGCGATGTTCTTGCCGATCAGTTCGGCCTGCACGGCCTTCTCGATATTGAATGCCTCGAGCGCGGCAGTACCCTGAATCGTGGCCGTGGCCTGTTTCAAAGTGTTGTCGATCTCAACCTCCATCTCAGCGATTTTTTTGTTTACGTCCCGGCGATCTTCGGCGTCCTGCAGAGCATTGACGGCGACGGTCACTTTGTCGCGAGCACCCGCGCCCGTTTTGAGCAATTCCTCTTCGATCTGCTGCTGGATGGTGATTGCGCGAACGTTATCCGCGCCAGCCAGGTAAGCGTCAGCCATTTGATTGGCGGCAGTGGTCGAGATACCAGACTTGGCCAGCAGGTCGGTAAGGGCTTTTTCCTGATTTTTAATGGCGGTCGCGGCAGCATTAGCCGCCTTGTCCACGCGCTTGTTCGCTTCAGTGGTCGCGTCAAGTTGGGCGATGGCGGCTGTTGCGCGATCAAGTGGAGTGGCTTTTGGCGTAGCCGGAACGGCGGGCGCAGTGCCACCATTGGTGAGAAGGCCGTAACCGGTTAGGTTCTGCTTTGGCGGTGTAACGAGGAGCATGTTCTGCCCCGTTGCCACGCGCACCGTCTGATCAATGATGCGCTGCATGGCGTTAACTTGGCGGGTAGCGCTCTCCTCTGCCGCCTTTGCAGTGTCATCAAGGGTCTTTTTCTGTGCCGCCGCTGCTTGTGTGGCTGCGTCCTCAGCAGTGTAAAGCGCCACCAGCTGCAATTTGAGGCTTGCTTGTTGGACCTTGTCGCCTTCCTTGATCGCGTCCTGATACTTTTTCAGGGTATCAGTCTGGTCAGCGATGAGTTTCGCTTGCGCAGCCTGGGCCGGTGTTGCACCCATTTTGGCAGCCGTATAGGCAGCCTCAGCAGAAGCATTCGCACCGAGCAGGTCGCGGGTTTTGGTCAACTGCTCAATGTACTTTTCCCAAGCAGCCTTGCTCGCGTCAGTCTGACTTGAATCTTTTTGAGCGACTTTCAGTTTTTCGGTGCTGGAAGTCACGGAGACAGTCGTGTCTCGAACCTGGCCGAGCAATTTCCCGTATTTGTCGGCTCTGAGTCCGTTGATCTCATACGCCGCTGCTGTTTGCTCGAGCATGGTGGTGTAAGCAGGCAGAATCGCTTTGTTCTCTTTTACCCATTCAGTGACGCTATTAAGCGACCGCGAGCCAGTGCGAACCTCCTCCATCAGCTGGTTGAATTTTTCGCCGCCTTCGATACCCGCCATGCCCAGCTGCTGGAAAGCCTGGCTGCCGCGCATCGCGTACTCGTTAAGCGCGTCACCGACCTCGTCCAGGGCATCCGCTTGCTTCTCACTCCAAGTCGATACCTGAAGGGTTCGCTGTGCCGCTCCGAGTTCTTTGAACTTGGCAATCGAATCATCAACCGTCAGATTCTGATCAATCAGCGCGGACGTGGCGGTTTTGGCGCTGCTACCGAAGTCGATGAAAGAAGCGGCAACAAGCCCGGTCATAGCGATAAGGCCGACAGGACCGCTCAAGAGCGCCAACAATCCGCCGCCGGATGCTGTGAGCACCGTTGTCGCCTTGGCAGTGGCTGATGCGGCGGCAGAAGCCCGATCCGATGCAGCCGAGGCGGCATTGGTTGTAAGCGTTGTTTCAGCAAGAGCACCGCGCGCCGCCGTTTTCGAAGCTAGGGCTGCTGTGATTTCGGCAGATGTTGCAACCGTTGTCGCAGCAAGGGAGGTTTCAGCGACCTGCAGCTGCTTGGTAATAGCAACTTCATCAAGACGTAGCGCAGCGATCCGCGCCACCGACATAGCTCTGCCTTGATCCGTTATTTGAGCGCGTAACCTTTGCTCCTCGAGAACTCGCTCGGCGACCAGAGTGCTTTGAACGGCCTTGATATTCCCTATTTCAGATGTCTGGCGCAGGCGATCAGACGCAACCTTGGCCTCTGCACTCGAAAGCTCGACTGCGGCGCGCTCCACCATTGCGGCAGCTTCAGCCTGTCGAGTCTGCGCAGTTACCAGCGACTGCCGGGCCAATGCCGCATCGGCAGTGACAGCCTCAAGGCTTGCTTTTGTGGTAAGCACAAGAGCGCCCGCCTGCTTGACCGAGGCGGCAGTGGACTGCGCGAACGAGGCAACCAGTTTCCCCGCGCCAAGCGTTAGTGCCGCGACCCCCACATACGCAACGTTTTCGAGGGCATTGCCCACGTTTTTGATGGTTTCAGTGAAGCCTTCACCATCCGCCGTAACCGCATCCATCGCCCGGGAGGCAGATGTAAGCGCCGCCGAGATCCTGGAGCTCATCCCGCCGACCTTGTCGCCCTCCCCGATCATCTTGGTAAACGATGATTGAACGCGCGTCAGTCCGGTCCCAATGGTGTCTTGCATCTTGCCGAACAGCGCATCCACCGCGCCCTGCTGCGCTTGCAACGCCTGCACGACGGATTCAGCTGTCAACTTGCCCTCTGCACCCAGAGCGCGGAGTGCGCCCACGGACACACCCATTCCCTTGGCAATGGCCTGGCTGAGCGCCGGAGCTTGCTCCATGACGGAGTTCAGTTCTTCGCCACGCAGGGTTCCAGAGGCGAACGCCTGTCCCAGCTGAACCAGGGCGGCCTCAGACGATGCAGCTGAAGCGCCACTGATCACCATCGTCTTGCTGATGGTTTCGACGATACCGGCCACACCCTTGCCGCTCAGCTTCAGCGCATCCTGATTCTGGGCGATGCGCTGGTACAGCTCAGCAGTTGCAGTCAGGGGCTGGCCCGACTTTTGCGCAATGCTGAAGACGGCATTTTGGGCGGCCGTGAATTCAACGCTGCTCGATGTCACCAGTTTCAGCCGGTTGGCAATTTGCGTGTATGCCTCGGCTTGGCTAATCAGGGCGCCAATACCAGAGCCACCAATACCAATGGCAAGAGCGCCCTTTAGAATCCCGCCCATACGCTGAGCACTGAGGCCAACTCGGTCGAAAGCAGAGTCAACCTGTGACAATTGACGATCAATACGCCCGGAGACCTGCGCGACAGACGAGTCAGCCCTCGCCATTTCTTGGCGGAGCTGCGCCGTAGTGGCTTCTAGTCGGATCAGCATCCCCTGGACTTCTTGACCTGCCATAAACTTTTCTCCAGGCAATAAAAAACCCGCATAAGCGGGCTCGCGAATCAAATAGGTCTATTTTCTATATATGAACAGCAAAACCATTCCAACAATAACTACCAGCCCAAGAACCTTGCCCAATATCAAATAGGTTTCGGTATAGGTATCAGTCTCACCTACACGCTCTTGGGCTTCGCTAACGGCTGCCGCTTCGCTGTGCTTGAGGTGCAGCGTGAGAGCATTCAACTCTTGGGTGTGGACTTTGATTAAAGCCAGCTTCTCAGCATCCGGAAGCGGCTCTATCAATGCATCAAAAGCATCCTGATGATCGAGCGTCAACTGGAAGACATTCCCGCCAGCCTTCGCGCACGCCATTATTTCAGCGCTTTCCTTGGTCGCCAGGGCTCTAACCGCATTCCTGTCTACCTTTCGCCCCTCAACGCCAGAGACCATCGAAATACCTCCCCAAAACGCCAGCGTATCAAATCGCCATGATACGCGGCATCAGTATTCCTTCCTCGACCTCATCTGATCCTTGATTCGTTGCCGTTTCTCATCCGGAGTTTCATCAACAGGCGGGCCGACAGGTTTCTGCCCCTGCCCGTATGGATTGGTTGCGCGAAGGAATTCTACCCTCGCCTCCCAGGCCATTATTATCTGGGGGACGGGCGTCTCCCACGCAACCTGGGGTATCCAGCCAAGGCTGCCGGTAGCGATACAGAACAGCTCATCGACATAGCTACCGTTGCCTGGACGCTTTACTTTTTTGCTTTGGAGGTGCCCGATTCAACCGCCTTTTCGAGTTCTTCCTCGGTCTTGGCAGCTGGATTCAGCAGCGCCACGATGAAAGTGATCAGCGGGACGGTGACTTCGCCGACGCCATGGTCGTAGATTTCCTCTTCGAGGGCTTCGACTTCCTTCGGCTTCAGGGTCAGGTTTGCGCCAGCGATGATTACCTTTGCCGCAGTGGTGATGCTGAACTTTTGCAGCTCTGCCAGTGCTGGGCCAATACCACCGAAAAAGCGCTCGATACTGCGTACAGCCTTCAGGTTGAAGTTTAGGGTGTAAATTTCGGAGCCAACTTCAACGTCGACGGTGCCGTGGTCAGTCTTGGACATGGTTCGGTATTCCTTAAACAAAGAGTGGGGTCAGGCGCAACTGGGCGCTGCGCCTGGTGGAGCGAATGCCTTACGGAGTGACCGGAGCCAGCTGCTCGTAAATGGCGGAGTTGATCGCCAAGTTGACCGACGCTTTGCGGATCGATTCAGCGGTGCCGATCTGCTTGCGGAAGCTCAACACCTGGACCAGGTAGAAGTCAGCGGAGCCGTCGCCGTAGTCCATCTGGACGGCGTAGTTGGAATCGCTGCGCACGGCGGCCTTTACGGCAGCCTGGCCAGCGTCTTTCGGATCTTCACCCAGGGTGATGCTTTGCGAGCCAGCATCGAAGGTGCCTTTGACCTTGCGCTTACGGCGGTTGGCCAGCGCGGTAAAGTCAGCGGTGCTAGCCTCGTCGCCCAGCTCGCCCGCGTCCTCAACTTCGCCTACCTCGACGTAGGTAAGAGCCTTCAGAGCCAAGATGGCAGCAGCAATGCCCGCCGCATCCTCTCCATAGGAGATGTCGTGTGCCGGGCCGATCAGGAGCGTGACGCCGGCGGATGTTTTGATAGTCATGGTTGCCCTCCAGGGCGTATGAGATTTTCAAGCAATAAAAAACCCGCTCAATGGCGGGTGGTGGTGTTGCTCGGCGGCATCAGTGCTGGGTGATGATTCGAAGCGTGACGGAACCCATGTATGTGACGCCGTCAGGCTCCCGATTTGATTCTGTGCGGACGACGCGAACGGATACGGCGGTGGCGCCATCACTAAGCGCCAGCGGAACCTCATCCAGGGATTCAGCAATCTCGCTATTGATCCGTTTCACTTCGGACTGTCCCTTGTGATCGCTCCACACCGACAGGTACAGCAGGCGCTCTTCACGCTTGCGCCCGGTTATTGGCGTGGTGTTGGTGATGAACTCAGAATCGATCACGACGTACGGCTTGGTGGCAGTCCTTGATACGGCATCGTAGACCGGGCAAGAAAGCTTGACTTTTAGCCTGGCAAGTAGCGCCGCTTGTAGCGGTAATGTCGGGTCGCTCATTTGGCCTCCGCAGCCTTGCGAAGCGTTGAGGCAATAGCCTTTGTAATGAGGTCGACAATCTGATCACGGTTCAGGTCGTAAGAAGGTCGAAGCCATGGATGAGCAGGACGAGCTGCTACTACGCCGTCGCCTCTCGTGTATGCCTTCGTGCCATATTCCAAAAACCTTCCGTAGAAGAACCTTCGATTGTCCTTCTTGCCGCGAACGCCGATCTGGGCGTCTAGCCCGCTCTTCGAGACGAACGCCTCAAGCGCTTGCTCAACATCCCCGGTGTCGCGAGGGATCAGGTTTTGCTGAGTGGCCAGCACCAGATTGGCCGCCTGGACCATCGCCGGGCGCAAATCGCTCTCCATCTGGTTGCCGATCCGGCGCAGCACGCCACGCAACTTGAAGTCACCCTGCACGCTAGAGCGCCGGGCCATGATCAGGCTTTCCGTCTGGCTGTTTTGGCCTTTGGCTCAACTTCGACCGGGACTGTATCGGCGACAACCTCGACGACGGCCCGGCGATCAATCAGATCGGCACCCGTGGCCGCATCAACAACAAACTCTTCGCCTGGCACCTTGATGCCCATCGGCCCCGAGATTCGGGACAATGCTCGAACTTTCATGATTTACACCTCAGGGGTTTGGAACGTTGGAGCACAACAGCCGAAGCATGGAGCGCTCGTTGTCAGGCAGTGCTGCCTCGATCAGGTAAGTGGTTCCGGAATGAATAATCCTCATCTGAGCCACCAGGGCAGGCGCATAGCGGACGCGGATCTCGGCAGTGACCAAATTCACTACTTGATCGGCTACGACCTTGACGCGCCCGGTGGGAGTAGTGATCTCAGCCCAGACCTTCCGAAGCTCAACCCAGTCTTCTGAATAACCACCGTAGCCGTCCGGAACCTCTTGAATGGACTGCACTGAGCAGCGGTGACGCAGTGGCCCGGCTCTCATCAGAAACGCTTCCTTGTCCAAAGCAGGGCATTTACCCCCATCGGGACTTGATTGGCGGCAGCACCAATCGCGACTTCCTCGCGGTTGGCGTACCAATGGCCGATCAGCAGCAAAATGGCCTGCTTGACGTCATCGGTAAGGGCCATCTGGTCAGGGGATTCAGGGGCTTCAACGATTCGGCGGTCGCAATGCTGCTGCACATACTCGACCGCACCATTGAGGTAGGCACCGATCAGGGCATCTTCCTCGGCACCGTCGACCCGCAAGTGAGCTTTGACCAGGTCGAGATCAATCATTTACTTCACCACTTTTTTCGCCGGCTTCTTGTCTTCCGGCTCGGCATCGACCTCTTCGGCGAGATCCATGCCGATCAAGGCTTCGGCGATGGCGTCATCCACGTCACGTTCTTCAAACTGGTTGAAGTTGCCGGCGTGGAAGTGTGAAAACTGGCGTAGCGCTCGAATCTTTTTCATGTGGCAAACGGGGCAGTTACCCGCCCCGTCCTCGATGGTTACGCAGCCGGGGTGAATGTACCCTTGATGATCGCGGTCGGACGATAGTGAGTCACCGCCAGGCGCTCTTCACACAGGATGGTCAGCATGTTCTTCACGAAGTTGTCGCGATCCTGGTTGCTGATCTCGATGGTCGCGTCCATGCGGTCCCAGATTTGCGACGCCAGGTCGAAGCCGCCCACGGTGAAGGTGCCCTGCGCCTGGGCCTTGGTGGCCACAACCGGCAAGCCCCACATGACTTTGGCCGCGAATGCTGCGGGGCCGCCGAAGATGTAACGACCGTCGGCGTCTTTCAGCAGCGAAATGGCGTGCCAGTCGCGCGGGTTCAGGATCAGGCCGGACGCTTCGAATTCCGACTCGCTGGTCTGGAAAATGGCGTGGGCCAACTGATCCGCGCGGGTGTCACCGGTTGCGTTGAGGCTGGTCGCGTAGGCAGTGGCCACTACGTTCAGGCCGATCAGGTTGTCACCGGTGCCGTCGCCGTTGAGCAACTGGCCTTCTTCGGCCAGATCCAGGCCAAACAGGAGGCGACCGTTCACGTAGGATTCGAGCATCGGCGCATCGTCCATGATCTGGCGCGAAGCCTGGATCCAGTGAGCAATGGTTTTGACGTTCGCGGTTTCCTTGGTGAAGGTCAGCTGCGACTCTGGCTTCAGCGCGCCTTCAGCCACCGGTGCGGCGCTGTTGGTGAACACGTTTTCGCGAACGTATTCAATAGCGTTCGAAGTGGTGCGACCCTGGGCCAACAGATCACGGATAGTAAGGCGGCGCAGCCCAGGCATCAGAATGCCGGGATTTTGTTGAGCCTGGACGAGTGCGGCAGCCGAGCCAACGCCAGAGCCCAGCGCTTTGCTGAAGCTCTTCACGTCGATTTTGCCCGACGTGGAGCCGTTCCAGCCCTTTTTCAGGTCTTCAGCGGCGCGCTCGGCAAATGATTTCTTGTGCTCTGGATTATCCAGATTGCCAGCGGCAAGCTTAGATTCCAGGTCAAACAAGCGCGTACCGGAGGTTTTCAGCTCTTCCTGCAGCTTGATGAAGTCATCCTGCAGCTTTTTGCTGATCTCGCCGGTGCTGGAAATCTCTTTCTTCTGCTCATCGAACAGACCCTGGATGCGGGCCTGTTGTTCTTCGATGGCTTTTTCGATCTTGGCCAATTCGGTCATGGTTTGATTCCTGAGGGGGTGAAGGAGTTGATGCGCTGCAACAGCGCTGAAATTTCGCCACCTTCGGAATCGCTCCGAACTGCGGACTTGATGCGGGCGATGAACGCCAACGCTTCGGACTTGGAGAGACCGGCTGAATCTCTCAGCCAGTGCTCTGCATCACGAATTGATTCGATTGTTTCCATGCTTTTCAGCGACGAGATGGCCGCGTCTTCATTGGACGGTTCGGTGCAGATACTGATTTCACGCAGGCGCTGCATGGACTTGAATGCCATGCCGCTCTGAATTCGGTCGAAGTCGCCAGCAGCCGCCAGAAAGCCAACGGAAAGGCCGCCGACCGTGCCGTGCTGCATGGCAGCTTTGAGCGCTTCAGACTGGGGGTTACCGGGAGTGAGTTCGCCGCGAGCAAGTAAGCCCTTGCTGTCCTCTTCGAGGTGTAGCCACTTACCTACCGGGATCTCGTTGCGCCGGTGGTTGAAGAACATCGCCACCGCCCGACTCTGGCTGGTCAACGCCTTGGCAAACGCACCGGGCAGGATAATGTCGCCATCAGCATCAACCTTGTTGAAGACACTGGCATAGCCCTCAAACACTCCCTGCGTGCCGTTTCCTGCGAACTTGATTTCGGCCTGTTCGAAGGCGATCGTCTTTTGAATATTGGACATTTGGTAACTCCAGAAAAACTAAACCCCGCTAGGGGCGGGGTTCGTTTTGCCAAGCTGATCGAGCGGCACGTTCTGTGATTGCCTTGTGGCCACGTCGCCCCCGGGCAGCGCCGGCCGGTTGTCCAGGCGGCGCCCCTCGTTGACGGTGAGCAACCCGGAATCAATTTGAGACTTGAGGTAGTTAGCCCGAGCGGTAGAGTCGCCGCGCAACAGGCCTTCGAGGTTGTGCTCAGCATGGAAGCGGCCGACATCGCCAGGCTTTAGGAGCCATCGCTCGATGGCGTACTCCCAACGGTTGATAAATGGCGAAAGCGTGTATTGCAGGAACCCGAGATTCTGCTGCTCGATGCCCGAGCCCCAGCTGGTGGATTTTTCAACATCGCCCACCAGATGCGGTGGTACGCCGAAGAAGCGCGCCACTTCGCTAACCTGAAACTTCCGGGCCGCCATTGTCTCGGCATCCTGAGGCGTCACGCCGATGGCCTGGGTCGTGAATCCCGCCTCAAGAATCCATAGGCGTTTCTTCACCGGACCACCAGAAATCTCCTTGAAGTTGACGTCGAGCTGGTCGCGCTGCGCCTCGGTCAGCGTCTTGTCCCCGGTTGAGAGGATCTGCGGCGACTTGGCTCCGTTCGCGTAGAAGTCACGCTGCTGGTCTTCCATGGCCACCGCGACACCCGTGGTCTTCGCACCAAACGCGATCGGGGAAAGCCCAACCAGGCCGTTAAAGCCGAAGCCCTTCAGGTGGAAAATGTCGCTTTGCTTGAAATCGACGTACTCGGTATCGCGCTTGTACCGGTAGACGACCCGCTTACCCTCCATCCTGACGTCCATTTGAACGGTCATCAGAGGCATCAGGCTAATCACGTCGCCAACGCTGTTGCGCTCGATAAGTGCATAGGCATTTCCGTAGAAACACAGCTGCATGGTCATCGCTTCGCGAAACTCCACCGCCGTCATGTACTGATTCGGCATGTACCGCAGCAGGCGCGCCAGCGGATTGTCCAGGCCGACCTTGTCGCGGTTGCCGCTGCGTGTCTCGAATACGTCCAGCGGCAGGCCAGCGGTAACGGTTGAAATCAGCCGGACGCACGCGAACACGGTAGCGATCTGCAACGAGCGTTCATCTGATACGACTGAGTCGCCCACCGCGCCAGTCGCGGACATAGGCCCGGTCTGAGACCCTTTTTCAGGCGTAACGAGGCGACCTCCCGTGAAGAAGCTCGCCATGCGCGCCCAGAAAGGGCTGCGGGTGCGCAGATCGATGCTGTAGTCGGTATCGGCCATTAGAAACTCATTGGTCTGAAGAGGAATGCATCAAGGTCGGCGGGCGCTTCTTCTGTTTCACCACTGCTTGCGGCTGAGACCGCCATTGCCAGCGCGACCATGCCGTCGATGCGGCCGGTTGCCTTGGCCTTGGTAAATTTTCGCCCGCCAGCAGGATCGGTCACCGTCACTGCGTTGGCCGAGCACATCGTCAATACGGGATGCATGCCATGACGGAGCTTCTTAGCCAGCAGCATCGATTCAAACTCGCGAAGCGCAGGCGACATGCTTTGAAAGCCTTGCCCAAACTCTTTGAACCGGCTCAGTTCCTCTTCCGAAAAGCCCGCCCTGATCAGGCAGGGCTTGAGAAAACGCATGTTGTATCGGTCAAAGTTGATGACCTGGACGTCACACCGGTCAAAGACTGTTCGAAGGTGCTCGGCGACAAAGTCGTACTCAATCGCGCGGCCTGGACAAGTTTCTAAAAATCCATCCCGCGCCCACTGGTCATAAGGGACCCGATCGTTTCGAGACTTCTCCGTCAAACCCTCTTCGGGCAGCCAGAACGTAGACTCAACGTCGCCGTCTTCACTCACCAACTCCAAAGAGGTCAAGTCGCTGACTGCGGACAGATCGAGACCGCCATAAACCCGCCGGCCGTCAATCGAAGATGGTTTAGCGCCGTTTTCAGCCCAGATCGTTCTGTTTACAAACGGGCTGCGAGCCTCGACACGCTGGTTTAAGATCAAATTTCGGTAAGCAGGCTCCCGGCTCGGCAGACGCTTGGCGTCCGAGGCCTGGCGAAACACCTCTTCCTTGTTCATGAAGTCGTCGAAATGCGGGTTGGCCGCCCGGATGGCCTCTTCACTGAAGGGGTCCATGTCCATCGGTGCGGTGCAAATCTCGACCTTGTTGCGTGGATCAGCGCCGGACAGGGCATCATCGATAAGCAAGCTGAGCAAATCGGCATCCGTTGGCGCCTGGGTGCTGATGATGATCGACAGCGGCTGCTCTTGCGCGGCGCTGGCCGTCTCAAGCGCTTCATACAGCTGGGATCGCGGGCCGACAACCTGGCCCAGCTCATCGTGGATCATCAATGCCGGGCTCAAGCCGAACTTGGTCGCGGCGTCAGCGCTCAGCGCTTTGTACAGCGTACCCAGCTCACCACAGAGCAATTCCTTGGCGGTGTCGCGGATATTCACGTAGGTCGACAGGTCGGCACTCATCCGCACGACCTTGGCGGCCAGCTCAAACAGAATGGCCGCCTGGTCACGGGACTGCGCCGCGCTGTAAATCTGTGAGTTGGCCCGCGCCTCGGGGCCACACAGGTGCAACAACACGATGAATGCACTCAAGGCAGTCTTGGCGTTCTTGCGAGCCATGGACAAAATGAATGTCCGGGTCGGCGAATCGTAGATCCGTATCAGCCAATGCTTCTGTTTGGTGGTCAGCTTGACCTTCTTGCCGACCATCTTCCCTTCAGGAATGCAGCAAAAATCCTCGATCCACTTAATGTTCCGCTCGCCCCTGGTCAGTCGTTTTCGCCCTGCCATGGTTTACGTCCTTTCGCGGATGGCACCGCCTTGTCCGCGCGGACCAAGCTTTGCTGTGTGAGGCGCATCGATCTGAGCAGCGCATTCATGGTTCTGGTTTCGCGCTCGACCATGCCGCTCAACTTGTCGTATCGCTTCAGTCCTTCGTCCTCCAGCAACCAGTCCGGATCGAACGATTCGAGCTGTTGGGCCAAGATGTCGGACTGAACCTTATGTCGGCAGTACTGGACGAGCAGCGCGGCGTTCTCCGGGCCGAACCAATCGGCAGGCCGGGCGTTCACTACGGTGACCCATGTCGCCTTCTGAGCGGGCGTCAAACCCGCTGGCGGGGCCATTCTTGAATCGATGCCCTCGGGCTTGGCCACGTACAACGAGGCAACGGATTTTTTGCCTCTTTCGGCCATCGCGATTTACCAAAAAAACTACGGATTAATGAAAGGAAAGGGCGAGGGCCGATTTCCGGCAACACGTCGCCTGAAGTTTCCCCCCCCCCCCCCCTTTGCGATCGATTCGCATCTATATTCGCACCAGAACGGGGCATTTTCATCATTCGAGAGGGTAACCATCAGGCCCGATCTGTATCTTCAAGCGGAACCCAAGGTCATCAGCTGTCTTGCGCTCATGACAGCCTGGTGACTTTCCATCCCGGCTAACGCATAGGATCTGACAGTTGGCCTCAGTGTCTTCACCATCCTTGAACAGCGGCACGACGTGATCGAGCTCGAAGCCTCGCGGGAAGGCGGTAAGCCGTCGGCACATTGCGCAGCATGGGTCTTTGGTCCAGACGCTCAGGCGACGCTTCTGCAGCGCTCTACCAGTGATGCGCTTGGTGGTGTCGTAATGGCGGGATTTGAACGTGAACGATCTAGTGTCGACACCCATGGCGACTACGCCTCAGCTGCGATCTTGATCATCGCCATGAGCGCACCGATCAACGCCTTGTCGGACTGCTTGGCAATCGCGATCACATCGGCCTCAGCCTTCATGACCTCGGACTGCTCTTCCGGCGTCAGCTCGCTGACCATGCCCTTCATCTGGTAATACTCGGCCTTGTCATTGGATCGGGTCATTGCGACCTCCTGTCGTGATGCCGGCCTTCTTCGCCAGGATCTGTGTGTACAACCCGCCAGCCACGTCGGCACCAATCACCGCGATGACGATGCCCAGACCAGCAGCCAGGTAGAGGTTGCTCCACAGGGCCAGCGCGAGTAGCAGCGTGGCCATGCCCAGCAGACCCGATGCCAAGAAGCGCAGGGCTACTCTCTGCAGGATCTGCCGAAGACTCAGGTCGCTACCCGATGCCCTCAGCATCTCGCCAGAGAGTCCGGCCATGCTCAGCAGCACCAACAGCCAGAAGGGCACATCTGCAAGCGTTTGGTGTTCTGTATTCATCAGTGGTCCTTGTCTGGGCTGCGCCCTTGTTCCCTGGCGGGACTGAGTAATAAGACCGGCGCCCAATGCACTGTCATCCGCTCGGAGCAAGGAGGCAGGCACGGGAGCCGGAAACGAAAAAGGCCCACCGATATGGCGAGCCCTTGAAATAGGTGTGAGGGTCTTTCCCCTCCTGTCCATGAGCGCTACTCCAGGGTGATGGAGCAAGAGCACGCTGACTGCCGGTGTTTATCGCACCACCGCACTACCGGCTTATCGGTGTCCAGACATCCCCAAGGGGCCACTCTGGCAGTGGTCAATATCAAATCGCAGAAAACAAAAAGCCCAGCTCGGTGGCTGGGCTTTGTGTGTCATCTCTCATAACGCGCAAGATCGACATGATGGGGGTAATTTATGATCATTCCGCCACTACGTCAAGCGGCATCAATAAAGATTTGTTCTAGATCGAATATCTCGGTGGCCTCGATGACAGCGGCCTCCTCCAGCGTCTCGAGGCGTTTGGCGATTCCGGTCTTCCAGCGACGACGAGTCGACTCAGGCTTGCCTGCCAAATCCCAAGTGTTCATGTCATAGAACTCAGCAGGCAGCACGATCATATCCGTGGATCGCTTCCTATCCTGAACACCGCGCAGCTTGGGGATTGCCCATGCCGTCACTGCCTTATAAGTGAAGAGCTGCGGAGCTGGAGAGATAATTCGCGTAACCAATCGCCCGATCGCACCTACTTTATTGGCCTTGTGCGTCGAGTACTTAGCCACCAGCACATCCCACTGAGCCGGGGCCAGCTCACGGTGCAGCAGCGCATACAGACAGCAGTCATAGTCGAACTTGTCCCGCACCGAGATCCCTGCGCCCTGCCCACCTGAGCGCAACTCGGCATCGATCAGTTTCTGCCAGCTCTGCTTGGTGGAGTTGTCGATGTTGTCTGCCGCAAGCACACGCACCAGGGTGCCCATTACGTCTTTGTAAATACCCATCACTTGATCTCCAACGCTACTGACTGGGTGGACTTCAAAGCCCGCACACCACATCTGGCCAACACCATGTTCTGGCAGGCATGAATAGCGCTGCAGAACTCTTTCTTCTCCATCGGGTGCTCGATGGGCAGCTTCAGGTATTCATTCCAAGCATCCCCCAGCATCTGAGCAACCTTGGCTTCTTGATCAGTCAACTCAGCAGCTGCGGTGGCCATTTTTAATCCTCGCCTATGGTTGATTTCTGAATGGTGCTGCATGCCACGCCGTTAGCGGCCTCCAGCTTATTACCGGATTCTTTGAATCTAACGCCTGTCTGCCCGTGGATCAGGTTCAAACCCTTCTGATCTAGATGCGCATGCCACTTCTCCAGCGCGTCACGTTTGCGGCCCATCACGTCAGACTGGATGTACACCTGCACGTTGCGGCCCATGGCATGGTTGATCAGCAGTTCACCAATCAAGTGATCAATGCCAAGGTCAGCCCATGCGGTACGAGCTACTTTGCGCAGGTCGTGACTGGTCCACTCACCCTTTCCCAACCGGGTGAACACAGCACTGGCCTGCCCTTCGCTCAGCGCCTTGCCATTGCGCGCCGGGAACAGGTACTGGCCGTCATAGCCGCGGGCGATTTGATTTTCTCGGTACTGGATCAAAAGATTGCGGACTTGCTCAGTCAGCGGCAGGTGATGTTCAACACCGGTTTTGGTGTGCTCAGCCGGAATGAACCACTCACCCTCTGCCAGACTGATATGCGACCAGCGCGCTTGCCGGGTCTCACCGATCCGGGTGCCGTGACATAGCATCATCAGGGCCAGCATGGCGTCAGCCGGTTCGCTACCCATCACCTGCCCCAACTCACCCAATAAGTCCTGCAACTGCACCCCGCGCAAACGGGACGGCTTGATGCTCACCTTGGCCTTGGAGAAGTCCTTGAACTTGATCCCCGCCATCGGATTGGACGTGATCAGGCCCAGCGCCAACGCTTGCCGGAACGCCAAGGCCAGCAACTGGAACGCCAGACGTACGTAATCGATTGAGAGGGTTTCTTGCAGCGGCCACATCAGCAACTTGTCGAGCGCCGCCTTGTTGACCTCGACCAACGGCAAATCACCCAGGCGCGGCAGCAGGTGGCACTTCATGGCTGAGGCGCCGGTATTCTTTCGCTTGGCCGACAGATTGCGGTCACGGGCCATGCGATCGGCATACCAGGTGAGCAGTTCACCCGTGGTCGCCCACTGCGAAATAGCCGAGCCAGCATCAGCCGAAACCCGCAGGCGCACAGAGGGCAACGCAGCCAGCACCTGCTTGGCGCTCAAGTCCGGGAACGCGCCGATACGGTGCCAACGGCGTTTATTGACCAAGTACCAGGAGCCTCGGGTGCGGTTCTTGCCAAACCGAAAATGCAACGCAGGATGGCCGGCATCACGTAAATCCCGCACGTGCTCAAGCTTGGCATTGCGCCCAATCTCCGCATCGGACAGTTTCACGGTCAGGGTTTTTATTTTGGTGTTCACAGGGCACCTTTCGGTTGAGGCTGCCGGTCGACAACCTCGTAAGTGGTTGGCCACATCAGGCGGCCAAAGGTGTGGGCCACGCTTTCATGCTCAAACAAGGCTACGGCGCGGTCAGGGCCGTAGCTCAAATCGAGCTTGTAGGAACAGCAGTGAACGGCCCAGCGGAACGCACTCGGCTCAGCCGGGGTGAGATTGGGGTTAGGCATCAGGATTTATCCTTGCTGTAACGGCTGGCCATACTGGTGACCTTCTGAACCTTTGGCGTCTCGACCCAGCCCGCCGCCAGTTGCTCAAACCGGCTGTACTGACCCAGAAAGGCCGTGCGTACGGTGCCGGTTTCGATGTCCCGGCCTTTACCGATAATGATTTCTGCAATGCCCTTGGCATCGCTGTGTTCGTGGTAAACCTCGTCGCGGTACACAAACAGGATGATGTCCGCATCTTGCTCAATGGCACCGGACTCACGCAGGTCAGAGCAGAGTGGTCGCTTGTTTGGGCGCTTTTCGCATTCGCGTGATAGCTGGCTCAGCAAAATCACCGGGATACCCAGCTCACGGGCCATAAGCTTGGCGCTGCGTGTCATGTAACTGATTTCCTGCTCACGGCTGAACGTGCGCGAATCGGAGTCCATCAGTTGCAGGTAATCGATCACGATTAAATCCAGACCGTGTCGGCGCTTGTGTCGACGCGCAGCCGAACGAATCCGGTTGATCGTCATTGACGCCCGGTCTGAGATAGATAATTTGGAGTGCTTGAGCTTTCCCGCAGCGCTCATCAACTCAGCGCCATGGGTCTGAGGCGCTGAACCGTTCTTGATCAGTTGCAGCGGGATTCGGCCTTCGGACGCCATAAAACGATCCAGCAGACCTGTACTGTTCATCTCCAGGCTGAACGCCATGACACTCTTGGCTTCGCGGATCGCAACGTGGGAAGCAATGTTCATGGCCAAGGTGGTTTTACCCATCGCCGGACGGCCCGCAATGATGATCAACTGCTCAGGCTTCAAGCCTTGCAGCTTGGCGTCCAGGTCAGGAATGCCAGTAGACAACCCGTCGATGCCCTCCCCCCGATCAGCGCGTGCCTGCAAAACCTCGATGTAGTCATCCAGCATGTCTTCGGCCATGACCACCTCGGACGTTGCGGACTGCCCGTCGATGGCCTGCGCTTCAGCCTGCACCGCTGCGACCTTGTCCACAGTTGGCTGGTCGCTGTGAGCGATCTCGTTGATGCGGTCGCTCAATTCGATCATGGCCCGGTCGAGGCTGCGCTCACGAACCGTGAGGGCGTACGACGCGGCGTTGGCAGCGCTTGGAACGTTGCGGGTAATTTCAGACGCGTACCAAATGGCTTTCTTGCCACTTGGCAGCTCGCCGATGTGGATGCCCACCGTCACGGGGTCAACCGGCTTGCTGTCAGCGTGCAGGCTCAAAATGCCGCGATACAGGGCAGCATTGTCCTGATAGTAAAAATCACCGACAGCCAAGTCAGCACTCAGGATGTCGATCAACTCAGGACGCAGGAACATCGCGCCCAGCACACCGTGTTCAGCCTCGACGCTGTAGGGATCACGCATTGTAATTACCCTCCACAACCTTGACGAAGTTGCTCGGCTTGATCAGCCAGTCAAACGTTGCCCGGAAAGGCTTTGCACCATCGCGACCGCTCTCCGCGCCCATCAGGAAAGTGCTTGCGCTCACCAGCGCAAAAAAGTCAGCCCAGAATTCAAGATCCTGATGAACTTCGCTTTCGTCCCATCGCGCTTTGATCTTGGCTCTCCGATCCTTGGTGAGCATTGCAACTTGTGGCAGCCCCGGAAGGGTTTGGTTGAACAAGTCGACGATGGCTTGCGGATCGCATTTCAGCTTCGAGACTTTCGACGAATTCACACCCTCGAGAAGGGGTGACGGTTCAATTGATGGTTCCTTTACGGTTCTGGGGGCAGCTGCTGCCGGGGTATCCGGCACCTCCTGCCGGGGTGGTGGGGCATCTGCTGCCGGGGGGCATTTGGTGCCGGGGGCATATCCTGCCGGGGTGATCGTGTACCAGGTTGACCGACCGTAACGCTGATTGCTGGTCAAAACACCCGCGTCTTCCAGCCAACGCAACGCACCTCGAACAGCGCGTTCTGACAAGCAAGTCCGGACGCCGATAGTGTTAATCGAAGGCCAGCAAACGCCCTCGTCGCTGGCATTGTCCGCAAGGCTGATCAACACGGCCTTTTGGGTGGGGCTCATGCCTTGAAGTGGCCAGCAAGCACTCATGATGATCGTGCTCATGCGCAAAGCTCCAGCTCATGGGAAAGCGATGCCTTCAAATGCGCAATGCATTTGCGACGGAGTTGGACTTTCGATTCGCTGGAATACTGCAAACGAACGAGTAGAGCGGCTTGCATGGCAGCAGATTGATGAATGGATCGATACTGAGCAGCGTTTTCAGAGGTATTGCGTGATGATTCATTGGTGCTCATAATGGCCCCCGTAAATGATGTGAAGAAGCCGGTCTAGCCACCGGCTTTTTTTTGCCTGCGATTTGGCTGCTGGATGGATTAACAGCCAATGTGAGGTGCTGTTTCGTGGCAGGAATCAGAGCAATAATTGGCTTTGTGAATCCTTGGCCTCATACCTAAGCAACCATGTCAGCCCAAGGAAAAGATGGGCAAAGGTCGGCGCGCTTTACCTTTCCATCTGTCAGTAACTCAATCTGTAAAGCTCTTGGGGGTGGAATTGGCCGGTCACCTGAGCACCACTGACTTACAGTCGGGGCTGAGACGCCAAGGCTTTTTGCCAGATCGGTCTGACTCCCCAAAATGCGGGCTGCCTCCCGAACTGCTTGTGCTGGTGTCATCGAAATTCTCCATTGGTTCGCGAACCAAATATAAGGCATTAGCTAATCACTAACAAGCTATTGCCTACTTACCCTGCAGATAGGCTTAATTAGGCAATGCTTACAGGTAAAGAATTAGGCGCAGCCATCGAGAGTGCTCGACTCGCCAAAGGTGTTTCAAAAAAGAAACTCGCCGAAGATTTCGGCGTGGCGCCTCCGTCCGTCCAAGGCTGGGTGAAGACGGGGCGAATTGATAAGTCCAAACTCATGGAGTTGATGGACTATTTTTCTGATGTGGCCAAACCGTCGCATTGGGGCCTTAGCGACCGAGTGTCCGAGTACCTCTCTGTATCCAGTCCGACAGACATGGATGTCGTTAGAGATGAAAAGGAAAGCAACGTGATTGCCCTCAATGAGCGTAGAAAAAGCTCCGACAATAGCTTCTTCACAATTCCCCATCTCGACGTTTGTGCGTCGATGGGACCCGGATGCGCGCCGCCTGAGCACAATGTTGAAGTTATCCGGGATATCACGGTTCACGTCGATTGGCTTAAAAGCCAAGGGCTAAACTTCACTAAGCTTGAGAACCTCGCGATCATCGACGGTGATGGCGACAGCATGGAGGGCACGTTCAGAAATGGTGATGCCCTGCTTGTTGATCGCGGCATAACTGAGATTCGTACCGACGCCATTTACGTATTTACCCTGGACGGCGACCTCTTTATAAAGCGCCTGCAGCGAATGACTGGCGGCTCGCTGAGGATGATTTCTGATAACCCGATTTATCCGGCAATTGTGATTGAAGGCGCACAACTCGAACGCGTCCATATCCAAGCAAGGGTTCTTCTCGCATGGAATGCTCGCAAACTGTAGTAAATTTTTCCCTGGGGAGGGAATCATGGAATTTGAAGAAAAGCTCGCAGGACTAGCGGCAAAGATTCGACAACAGAGCGCAGCAATTCAAACAGAAGAAGCGACTAAAAATGCTTTTATTATGCCTTTTATTCAATCCATTCTTGGGTACGATGTATTCAATCCTCTTGAAGTAGTTCCTGAGTTCACCTCAGATATCGGCACTAAAAAAGGTGAGAAAGTTGACTATGCCATTTTGAAAGATGGTGCCATTCAAATTCTCATTGAAAGCAAAAAAATTGGTGAACCGCTCAATATCAACCATGCCGGCCAGCTCTTCCGGTACTTTCATGTAACAAGCGCACGTATCTCCATCCTGACAAACGGGCAAGTTTACAAGTTCTTCACCGACTTGGACGCGCCGAACAAGATGGATGAGAAACCCTTCCTTGAGCTTGATCTTTTAAATATTGACGATCATGCCATTCCAGAGCTGCAGAAGCTGACAAAATCTGCGTTTGATGTGGATTCGATCATTAGCGCAGCAGGCGAACTTAAGTACGTCGGTCAGATCAAGCGCATTTTAGCAGCCCAGTTTAATGAGCCAGATGATGATTTCGTAAGGCTGTTCGCCTCCAGAATTTATGAGGGTGTGATCACTCAGAAAGTAAGAGAACAGTTTGGGCATTTGACACGCAAAGCGACTGCACAATTTTTGGGTGATCAAATCAACGAGCGATTGAAGTCGGCTATCAGCGGCACCAATCAAACTATGGTCGCCCCTCCGCCAGTAGCAGCCTCACCAGCGCTCGAAATCGAGCTTCCGGCTGATGAAGAGAAGGACTTGATCGTCACTACTGAGGAGGAAACCGAAGGCTACAACATTGTCAAAGCAATCGTACGAACCGAAGTTGACTCCAAACGTATCGTCGCGCGAGATACGCAGAGCTACTTTGGCATTCTTCTGGATGACAACAATAGAAAACCGATCGCACGTCTTCACTTTAACCGCGCACAGAAATACATCGGCCTTTTTGACGCGGACAAGAAAGAGACACGTCATCCTATCGAGACCCTTGACGATATTTTCCTGCACACCGATGCCTTGAAAGCAACTGCCAAGCTTTACGGTTGAATATCAGACCACCCAGAGGGTGACCAACTCCAATTCGCGGCATGCTCTTAAGCCTCTACCCGAGAGATGACTTGCCAAAATCAAACCCGCTTTCTGCGGGTTTTTTTTCGTCAAAAATAAAATTATTAGCTAATGCCTATTTACAGATATTAGGCACTGGCTTATCTTTGCCTCATCGCCGACCAACACCGGCAACAAGCCGGAGACTCACCGGCTACCACGGCCAGGGGGAAACCTGACCCCAGCCCCCTCACGGGGACCGACTGGCTCAGCAATGAGAGCTCTTTAAAAACGGACACTTTCACTGCTGCACCTGGGCAACCGGGTGCAGCGGGAAAACAACCGAGTACACATCATGGAATCGACAATCGTAGACGGTGCATGGAAAGGCCACCTCGGCCGTGGCCTTGCGCCGCGTGAGCTGCAATTTGTTCTGTCGGTAGCACAAGGGCTAACCGCCAAAGAAATCGCCCGGGTGTTCGGCATTGCGCCGGGCACCGTGGTTAAGCGACTGGCCAACGCCATGTTCAAGCTTGGCGTTCACCGCCAAGGCGCGCTGGTCGCCGAAGCAATGCGCCGTCAGATCATCACCCCGCTGTGCCTGCTGCTGGCTGGCCTGATCGCCATGCACACCGCCACAGATGACCAATTGGCCCGCCGCGACCGCCGCCCGACTGAGCGGCGATTCGCAGAAATGCGTCTGATACGCCGCGCAGAAGCTGTCGAGCTGATCGGCTAAACCGTATCAACCAGCGCCACGACAGCCTGTCGAAAACTGCCCGATCGCCTGGCCCCCCATCACCAGGCCGCATCGGTCTGTACTCCGACTTTACAACCTGAATACAGACCGATGCGGAAGCCAACCCAGCAGACGCTGGACACCTGCATCACACCGCTGCCGCGCTACCGCCCGCAGTGCACACCTGAACGGAGGATTTGCAGCCATGGGCAATTAACACGATTTACACGCTTCGCTCTTACATACGGCGGCGTTTGTAGAGCAGCTCACAGCCCGGTTTCGACCGGGCTTTTCAATCCTGCGGTTATTCGTCAGCACTCCCCTGCGCGCCCAGCGGCATATATCCCAGGCCCCGAGTGCTGACGAATACCCGTAACCCTGTCGAGGATCGACCATGCACCCAACCTTCTCCCAGCGCCGCGCCATTCTCGAAGGGTTGCGCGAACGCACACGCCAAGCCACTGCCGACTTCTACCAGAAGCCAAACGTGATCGCCCCGCCGTTGGCTCCGCGTTTCATCGTCAAGCCGACGGGCAGCAACACCTTTGAAGTGATCGAGCGCGCCACGGGAAAGATCATCACGGAGCGCTTCGGCCACAACAATGCGACCGCTCATGCTCGCGAGTTGGAAGCCAAGAAAGATCAGTTCGATGTGAAACAGTTCGGCCGTTTCCTGCGCGATTGGGCGCTGCGCATCAGCGTGATGCTGACCATTTTCGCCTTCTTCGGCAGCCACGTTTGAAACGCACCACCACCTCAGCGCACCGCCGCCTTCGCCAAATTCAACACCACCTACCGCCCAGCGGATTAGAAGGGGTAGGCCATGGCCAAAACTCCAGCAGAACGCAAGCGCGAACAGCGCTCGCGAGACAAATTGAGTGCACAGGAAAAAGAAGCGCTGTTGCTGTCACGAAAGATTGTCACAGCTCTTTATCACAACGATGACGCCGCACTGAAACGGGTGATGGCGCGCAGCGGAATTGATGAAGAACAGGACCTGATATCCCGCTTCATTCGCGGCGCAGACCGGATGAGCGACCAGGAGCTGGCCGAGCTCATCCGCCTGATGTGACCTCCCTTCTTGATTGTCACGCCGACACGTCACGAACACTAAATAAGCTCGCTGCATCCGGTCACGGAGGGCGGCGCTTGACTGGAGATAATTCATGGACAAGAACACTAAGATCCTGATCCCGGTAATCCCCGGCGAATGGACGCAGCGCCTGCGCTCGGGGAATACAAATATCTGGAATGAAGCTCGACACGGCAAACCGCATACCAACGGTTTGCCAGAGGTTCGGCTTGATCCCCCAGAAGTAGGGCTGTACGCCGAGCTAATCGATGGCGCCTGGTACTGGATCTCTGGTTGCGCAAAGTGCAACGGAAGTGCTGAGAAATACAGCTACTCGGTGTGCGACAAGCACAACGTCTGCCGCCTATGCAGCACTCACCGCTCTAAGCTCACAGAAACACCGTGGGGCCACCCTGAAGGCTTCACCTGCAAGCCTTGCCAAGACGCAGAAGACGCACTTGCGAAAGCTGAAGCGCTGGCCAAGGTCGCCGAGTCCGACTATGACGAGTGGGATTATCGCAATTTGGACGAATGCAAATGCCCGCACTGCGCGACGGTCATTCATATAGAGGCCGAGGACTACCGCGATCAGAACATGGAGTGCGACACCTGCGGTGGTTTATTCGAGCTACAAATCGAATTCGAACCAAGTTTTACCACTACGGTGATTGGCGAGCGTGTAACCGCCTGATTGGAGAAAGTCATGAGCACATTTGCAGTGTTTGGAATGACCCGCGATGTCGCGCTGGCCGAGGCCAAGAAGCGCACCAAAGGCACCCGCAAGAATGTAGAAGCACCGGGCGGCGTTGAGCCAATCCCGCTCGCAGAATGGATGGAGCTGGTCGAGAAGAAGACCGAGCAGATTATGGGGGGGGGTACGGTTCGGCAGCTATCGCCGCTGTTCGATGCCCCGCAGTACGCCCAGCAGTTCATTGCGCTGGCCCGAAAAACCATTCAATGCCGGGATCTGCGGATCAGGGCCAAGCGCGTTATGACTGACGCTGACGGGAAGCCAATCATCAACCCAAAGACAAAAGCACCAAAGGTTGGGTTTTGTGAATGGCAGCCCGCAAAAGCCGCATAGATACACCCCCCCCCCCCCCGGTTCTAACAATCTCCCTTCATCAAATATCACGCCATCTGGCGAGGCGAAGCCATGGCCGCTTACTACAACGAAATTGACCCGTATGCCGCCCAGTGGCTGCGAAACCTGATCGATGCCGGGCATATCGCGCCCGGCATCGTGGACGAACGGAGTATCGAAGATGTCCATCCAAACGACCTGCGCGGATTCACGCAGTGCCACTTCTTCGCCGGCGTTGGCGCCTGGTCTCTCGCCCTTCGGCGTGCCGGCTGGTCAGATGATCGACCTGTTTGGACCGGTTCCTGTCCTTGCCAACCTTTCAGCGCGGCAGGCGCTGGAGCTGGGTTTGAGGACGCAAGGCACCTTTGGCCAACCTTCGCCTGGCTCATTAAACAGTGCAAACCTGCAATCATCTTTGGAGAGCAAGTTGCGAGCAAGGCTGTCGAGCCTTGGGTCGACCTTGTACACGCTGACTTGGAAGCCTTGGGTTACGCCTTCGGGGCCATCCCGTTCCCGTCTGCGGGCGTCGGTGCGCCGCATATCCGCGACCGACTCTACTGGATGGCCGACTCCAAAAGTGGCCGATACGAATGGCCCAGGAAACTCAACCAATCGACAGGGAGGGATGGCCCTTCACACTTGCGCGCAACTGGTGGGATGGACAACGCCGACGACACGCGACCACAAGGACACGCCGGGCATGGTGGCCCAGCGGAACGGAAAGGATCGGATCGACCAACTTCCGCGACAGGCGTATTTAGCGGGCTGGAACACACCAGACTCGACAATGATGCAAGCCAAGTCGAAACCGCCGGTGATTGGAAATCGAAAGCCGACAGATCCACAGATATCACTGGCGGATCAGGCATTCCATCTCGCGGGCTGGCCGACCTGCACAGCGACGGATGCGATCAAGGGCGGCAGTGTCAGCCCACGACCGGGAATGATGGGGCTGAGCGAGACAGCGCCGCTAGCGGGATGGGCGACACCAACAGCAACAGATCACATAGAGCGCAAAGGACTTCGGCCGAGTCGAGCAGCGACAGGCCGAACAGGTGGGTATCTATCGGAGGAAGTGGTGATTCACTTACCGGTAGAACAGCCGGCCCGATTAACGGCCTGTGGGCAGATGCTGACTGGCTCTTCTGCCGGGATAGAAAGTGGCGGGCAGTTGAACCCGGCACATTCCCGCTGGCTCATGGCGCTGCCTCAAGAGTGGGACGACTGCGCGCCTACGGAAACGCCATCAACGCTGAAGCGGCGACGCAATTCATAGCTGCTTTCCTCGAAATCTGAAACTCACTTTTCATTCTGCTGGGCATGCCCCGGCAAAGGACGACTCATGACAGCCCTCCGCCGAACCGTCCAAAAGCGCGGCATCCCGATCCAGAGGCTGGATCTGCAAACCATATGCGACCAATGCAACACGTCACGCGCCCACGGCAACCACACCAAATGCAGCAAGTTGCGCCAGGCCAAAGCGGTTGAGCGGCGCGCACGGGAGAAGGTATGACCAATAAACCGATGTTGAGCGTTGAGCGGGATTCAATTGCTCTTGAGGCTCTGAAGGTCGCTCGCCAGTTTATAGCCAATGGCATTGAGCTTGGTCATATCAGAATGCCTGAACCCGAAACGCCAGACCCTGCGCACGATACCCTTCCTATGATTGATCGGGCGATTGTAGAGCTGCGCGCCCTTCTCAATAAGCCAGATGGGAAAAACTGGGAATACTTCCATAACGCTATGGAATCTGAGCGGGACTACTGGAAAGCACTTGCGCAGAAGCAAGCCGCCCAGCACCAGGGCGATACAAACCCAATTACTGGGGATATGTATCGTCTTATGGAAGCCTACCGTATTGGTGAATTCAGTGCTGAAAGTGGATCTGAAACCGTAGAGGCTTTATCTGTAGCAGCTTTCGATTCCGTAGAAAGCCAAGGACACGATGCTGATAGCTACATGGCTGGTTACTGTGCTGCGCTCTACGAGCAAGGCAAGCCGTTTATAGGGCTGGCACTTAAACCTAAGCACCAGGTAGAACCGGTCAAGTGGGAGCGAATGTCGATAATGGAAGGCGGTAAGTGGTGGCCTTGCGATGATAAGGAAGAGGCTGATGCAGCGGTTCTGTGCGGATGGAAGGTGCGAGCTCTCTACGCCGAGCAGCCCGCGCCGGTAGCGGAGGTTATGCCATTTGCCGAAAAAGTAATCTCCAAGCTACAGAGATTTGAAGCATGTGTAAGTGACGGGCAGGACGTTGATATTGATCGTCACTGGTTTGACGTGCTGACCCATCTTGGGCTTTTGCGGCGCGTTCAGCGCAGCCCTGCATATTGGGAAATAACGCAGCAAGGCGAAGATGCTTTAAAAACAACCCACTGCAATTCCCCGCAGTAACCCCTCCCCCCCTAATTTCAAACGCACCAGCCGTAACCGGCATGGCAAGGTAACTCTATGAACACTCAAAACACACAACCAACCGAACTGATCGCGCTGCCCGAAGTGATCAAGATTACCGGCTTCAAGACCACCAAGATCTACGACATGGTGAATAAAGGCGCCTTCCCGAAAAAGGTGCACCTCGGCACACGCTCAGTGCGCTGGGTTAAGGCCGAGGTGTTGCAGTGGGCCAATGACCAAATGGCGGCACGTGAGCACCGCGCTTAATCGGCGGCCTCGGTCGCATCGAGAAAGTCAGCCCACTCCTGCATCATCACTCTCCGCTGTTCCACGTACTCCGCATGGTTGTACGTCTTGCGCACCTTGTTATCCCCCGCGTGGGACAGCTGAGCCTCGATCCAGTCCTCTTTGTATCCCATCTCATTTAAGGCCGTTGAAAGCGTGGCGCGTATTCCGTGCCCGGTCAGTCGGCCTTCATATCCCATTTTTTTGATCGCGCTATTTACCGTGTTCTCGCTCATCGGTGTGTTCGGGTGATTCCTCCCGGGCAACAACAACCGACAGTGCTCACCGGTCATGCCTTTCAATGCACGCACCACCTCTACCGCCTGCCGCGACAGTGGCACCAGATACGGCGGTATAACATCCCCCTCTGTTCTAACCCGGCTGCGCAACTGCTTAACGTTGTCAGCCGGCACTGTCCACAGCGCGGCGTCCAGATCGAACTGATCTGGCGTTGCCGCTCTCAGCTCACCCGTCCGAACGCCTGTCAGCAGCAACAGCCGGATCGCATGCATAGTGAATACCGAACCTTTGAAATTGCGCAGGTCCAGCAGGAACGGTTTGAGTTCCGAGCGCTTCAGGAAAGGGTTGTGTTTCGCTGGCGGCTGCACGGCGGCAACAATATCGATATCTGCCGCAGGGTTGGTCTCGATCAGGCCCTGCGCTATGGCGTAGCGAAAAATCTGATTCAGCCAGGTCCGGCACTTCTCAGCCACATTCAGCGCGCCACGCTTTTCAACGCGATGTACTGCCGCTAGTACATCGGCACGCTTGATTTGGCTGATGGGAATTTTTCCCAGCATCGGTATCAGGTCTTTGTCCAAATACCTACGCGATTGCGCCGCGCCACCCTTCACAGCAGCCACCAGGCGCGGAGACTTGAAGTCGTACCATTTGTTGGCCACAACTTCGAAGGTGTTCTCGACCTCAGCACCAGCAGCGTGTCGGGCCTGCTTGCGCTCTAGCCGCGGATCGATGCCTTTTGCAACGAGCGCACGCGCCTGATCCCGCAGTTCACGGGCTTCACGGAGGGTAATTTCGGGATATGTGCCAAGAGAGATGCGCGGTTGTTTGCCGTGCCAGCTAAATCGAAAGTGCCAGGACTTCTTGCCGTTGGCAGCCACGAACAGCGAAAGGCCGTCGAGATCACTCAGCGTAAAGTCTTTGTCACGGGGCTTGGCTTGCCTGACAGCGGTGTCAGTGAGGGGCAT